GTCGGGATGTTCTACGAGGTCACGCGCGACGACGAATCAGAGCGCTCGAAGGGATGGGAGGTCCACGAGCTCACCGTCACGGACAACCCGTTCTTCGGGCGCGTAGTGTGGGAGGTCGGGCGTTGGTACGTCGAGGACAACCTGTATGACCAGCCCGGGATCGAGCGCTCGACGCACGCGTGGTCGCCGGCCGAAATCTCGGAGGGAGCGCACCGCTGGGGCCCGTTCGCCACCGAAGACGCCGCGGACACGGCGGCGATCGCAGTCCGGTGGGAGCGCGCGGCGGCCGCGGCGATCCGCAAGAACGGGCTGGCCGACGATGACCCGGACGTGCTCCGCGAGTGGAAAGCCCGCTGGGTCAAGGAGGGCGCGCGTTACGTCTACGAGCTCCATAAGGTGCCCGAGCACGAGATCGTCTACGCGCCGGTGCGGCTCGCGGCCGATGGGTTTCCGGACCTGCGAGCGGCGATGCTGGACCTGCCAGAGCGGCGCGGTGGGCGCGAGTACTTCCTCGCGCTCGGAGCAGACCTCGGGACGCGCGCGGCGTTCGCGTTCGTGATTTGGGCCTGGTCTCTCAGGGACCCGATCCTGTACGAGCTCGCGAGCTGGAAGCGGGCCGGGCTCGACTACGACGAGATGGCCGGCCACCTCCATGCGGTGCGCGCGCAGGTCGGCATCTCGCTCTGGACGGCGGACGCCGGCGGCGGCGGCAAGCCTGCCGTGATGGGCTGGAGCAAACGGTGGGTTGACCGGTACCATCTGCCGATCATCGAGGCGACGAAACAGAACAAACGGATCGCACAGAACCAGCTAAACACCGACATCCGCAAGGGTTTGCTGAAGCTGCGCAAGGACTCCGTGCTCATGGTCGAGTGGAAGGCGCACCGATGGAAGCCGCTCCGCACCGAGGACGGCCGGGAGGTTGAAGACAGCACGCCGCACGACGCGAGCGACGGCGGGCTGTACGCACACCGGGAGTCGTTCCATCACCGGTACCGACCAGATGAGCCAAAAATCGTGCCAGGAAGTCCGGAAGCGGTTATAAGGGAGGAGCGAGAACTTGAGGCGTCAATCTGTGGGCCAGAAGACACACAAGGAGACCCGTACGGTAGCTACGGAGCTTACCGGTGACGCGGCGGCGCTAGTCGCCGCGCTCGAGCGCCTGCGCGATGGTGGTTTCGACGTCGATGAGCTGAGCGTTGGAGCGGCGGCGATCAAGCTGCACCGCCCGGCCGGCGATCGCGAGCGCGTCGATGAGCGTTTGGATGGCGGCATCCTGGAGGCGTTCGGCGGCGAGCTGTATCGGCGGGCCGCGGCCGAAAAGGTGCCTGGAACCGACCTCCAGCCGGCGATCGGGCGGGGTGGATGATGCCGACGTGGGACGAGGTCCGCGCGCGGAGCGAGGAGAAGATCGGTCGCCTGACCGTGTTCTGCTGGGATTGCGACCTCGCATTTCAGGCGTTCGCGTTGCCATGCCGCAAGCACGCGACGGCCGATGAGACGGTCGCGCTCGATGCCCGTATCAGCGAAGCGCTGGCAGGCGCCCCGCTCTCGTCGCTGCTAGGCGATCATGGCAAGAAGCACGCGCTCGACCGCTGGGCCGACGACGGCGGGAGGATGTTCGAGCCGGCGGCGACACCGGCATCAAGCTCCACATCACCGACCCCGACTCCATCTCGCTCGACCCCACGCAGGCGAGCATCATCATCAACGCGAGCGCGATCGTCACGGGCGTCGTGCTGATATGGAGCTGACCATGGACCGCATCGTGATCTGCGGCGGCCCGCGCACCGGCAAGACGACGTTGGCGACCGACCTATGGGAGCAAAATGACTGGCCTCACGGCATCGTCAGGCATAGCGACGACCTCATCGAGGAGCTCAAGCATCTCGGCAAGGATGCGTGGTCAGAGGGCTCCCGCCGGGTGACCGAATGGATGGACGCGCCAGGACCATGGATCATCGAAGGCGTCGCGCTCGCCCGCGCGCTGCGAAAGTGGCGAGAGGCTAACCCGGGCGAGCGCCCGCCGGTCGACCGCGTGATCCGGTTGACCACGCCGCACGTCGCGCTAACGAATGGCCAGGCTGCGATGGCGAAGGGAGAGGAGACCGTGTGGGCCGAGGTCGAGCCGTGGCTCCGGCAGCACGGCGTGAAGGTCGAACATGGTACATCAACCACTGCGCACCAGGACCCGCGCATGATCGACGCGCCGTAAGCGCAGGGACGTCGCCGACCAGCGGGTCGGGCGGCAGTACGACCACGGCCCAAAGGACGCCGCCGGTGACGGGCGCGGCTGGTGGCGGCTATCCGGAGAGGAAGCGCTCGACGCGCTCTGGCAGTGGTCGGACGTGCGCCGCGCGTACCTGCGCGGGTACCACGCGATGGACCTCATCCACGAGGCCATCTACGAGGGCAGGCCCGTGGGCCGCCGGCTCGGGACCGCCGCCATGGACTTCCTGCGCGCGCAGAGCAAGGCCTCGAGCTATCTCAACCTGATCCAGTCGATGATCGACACGGTGGTGTCCCGGATCGGGAAGCACCGCTCGATGCCGATCATCTCGGCCGACGACGCCGAGTACAGCGAGAAGCTTTACGCGCGCCGCGCGAGCCGCGTGATCCGCCGCAAGATGGGCTCGCCGAACATTGAGCGTACGATGCCGCTCCAGCTCCGCGACGCGGTGGTGCGCGGTGACGGGTTCGCGGAGATCCTGCGCATCGGCGGAGACGTGATCCCCGAGCGTTTCCCGCGGAGCGAGCTCGTATTCGACGACGGTGAGCCGCGGCACAACGACTGGCCGTGGACGCTCGCTCGCGTGAAGCTGATCGACCGCGACGTGCTTGCAGCGAAGTTCCCCGACGCCCGCGAGCGCATCATGAAGTGCGCGCCGGCAACGCGGGACATCTGGGCGCCGTACGACTACGACGCGCCGATCGACAAGGACCAAATCGAGGTCATCAAGGCATGGCGCCTGCCGAGCTTCCCCGGGGCCGACGACGGCAAGAACCTCATCGGCATCCGCGACCAGGGACCTCCGCTCAAGGAGAGCGGGTGGAACCGGCCGCGCTTCCCACTTGCGCGCGTGACATGGACGCCGGCGCTCCGCGGTTTCCTCGGTATCGGACTCGTGCAGCAGCTCGCGGGATCGCAGAACAAGGTCAACGAGCTGTGGAGCGACATCCAGACCGCGATCTACTGGGGGTCCGGCCTGAAGATCTTCGCGCGCCGCGGATCGAACATCAACAAGGGGCACCTGCGCGCGCGCGATCCGGTGGTGATCGAGACCGACGACACCGATCCGAAGTTCATCGCGCCAAACCCGGCGAGCCAGCAAGCCATCGAGAATCTGCGCTGGCTCATCCAGGAGATGTACGAGATCGCCGGCATCAGCCAGCTCGCGGCCTCGAGCAGGAGCCCGCTGGGTCCCAACGCATCGGGCAAGGCGCTCGACACGATGGATGACCTCCAGAGCGACCGGTTCTCATACCTCGATCTCCAGTATTCGATGAGCCGGGTGGACTGCGGCACGGCAATGATCGACGAGGCGAAGATGCTCGCGGCCGAGGCCGACGACAAGAAGTCCAAGGCCGCGCTCGCGCCATGGATCCGCGACATCGACTGGGACAAGTTCGACTTCGACAGCGGGGGATTCCACCTCAACATCGAGCCGATCAACTTCCTGCCCGAGGCGCGCGCCGGCAAGCTCGACACGCTCGGCGACATGATGAAGATCCCCGGGCTATTCTCGAACCCGCTGCTGATCGCCAGCCTGTTCGACGAGCCCGACATCGCCGGCGCGAACCGGCACATGCTCGGCCCAGTCCGCGCGCTCCAGAAGCTGGCTGAGATGCTGGGCGACCTATCGGTGCCGCTCGAGGACTGCGTGCCCACGCCGTTCATGCTCACGCCGCCGGGACTCGCGAAGGAGATCATCCTGGGCGAGTACAGCAACGCCTTCGCCGAAGGCGCCAAGGACGTCTACCTCGGTCGCTACCGCTGGTTCCTGCAGATGCTCGACGGTCTCGAGAAGCAGCTGGCACCGCCGCCGATGGATGCAGGAGCCGCTATGCCCGGTCCCGGCCAAGGTCCGGGACCGGTCGGCCAGATGCCGCCGGGACTGCCGCCCGGCATGGCAGGCCCCATGGGTCCCCAGGGCCCGCCAGGCGCCCCCGGACCGGCCGGGTTTCCCGATCCGCTCGGCGGCGGCACCGCCCAGATCGCCGCCGGCATGCCCACGCCGCTACCCCCAGGAGTCTCATGAGCGACGATCTCGATGGATACGAGCCGGCGATCGAGCCGGCAAGCAACAGCGCAGAGACGAGCGTCGAGGCCGCGCCCGCCGGCAAGGCTGTACCGGCGCTGGCTACGCCGGCCGAACCCGCTAAGATCGGGCTTCCACCAGGCGTTGACGACGATGCCGCGGGCCCTCAGCCGGGCCCGAAGGCCCCGCGCGTGTGGTCGAGCAAGTCGCGGGCGCTGTTCAGGCAGCTGGCCTCCAAGGGCGGCGTGGGCGCGGAGATGGCAGACGACCTCCAGCCGATGGAGCACCAGCCGGCCGCTGCGGCTCCTGCCAAGGCCCAGCCGGCGCCAGAAGCTGCGGCGTCGGCCGCACAACCAGTTCCGGCGCCCGCCGCGGAAACCCCGGCACCGGTGACTCCGCCGCCGGGATTCCCGGATCTGCCAGACCTTCCGCTGCCGGCCGAACCCGGACCGCCGCCCGCCACGGTAGCGCCGGACCCGAAGCTCGCAGAGCGCGAGCAGGCGATCGCGGCGCGCGAAGCCGCGCTCGCGGAGCGCGAGGCGCTACTTCCGGATCGCCGGAAGATCATCGACGACCCGGGCGGCGCGACCATCGCTTGGCTCAAGGACACGTACGGGATCAGCGATGACAACGACCTCAAGACCGCGGTCGCCGACCTGATCACCGACCTCTCCGTGAAGGGGCTCAAGATCGGCGTTCCCGATGAGCACGTCAACGGGATGAACGCGCGCCGGGCCACGCGGATGGTCAAGGTGTACGCGACCGACGTCGACAAGCGCGAGCGATCGCTGAAAGAGCGCGAGGAAGCTGCTGCGAAGAAGGTCGCCGACGAGCACGCAACCATTGCCACGCGGCAGCAGGAGGCCGCGTACGTGCAGCGCGTTGGCGAGCTGATTGCGCCAACCGCCGCCCAGTACAAGTTCCTCCACGACCGCGAGATCACGAACGGCATCGAGCCAGCGGTGATCGTGTACGAGGTCATGAAGGAGCAGCGCAAGCTCGGTCAGAAGCCAGACCTCGCGAGCGCAACCAAGTACGCCGACGACTACTACCGCGCGCAGGCCGAGGAGTTCGCCAAGCGCGCGACCCGCATCCAATCACTGTTCTCGCCCGCGGCAGATCCGCCGGCGAAGCCAGCCGCCCAGCCCGCGGCTCCCGCAATACCGCAGCCGATCGCGTCACCAGGTGGTGCACCAGGTCCCGCACCGACGCAAGCAGCGAAGCCGGAGCCACAGCCCCGTGACCCGTCCGACGCGATCACCGATGCGAAGGCGGCGCGCCGCGCCACCCTCGCGAAGATTCGCGCACGGAACGAGGCCACGCAGCGGGCCGGGCAAACCACAACCTGACCCACGAGGACCTGAACCATGGCCGTTACCGATCTGACCGTACTCGACCCCGTCATCAAGGAGCACTACTCGCCGTTCGAGCTCGCTCGCATGGCGATGCAGCGCAACAAGGCGACCGGAATGCTCGCCAAGAGCCAGAAGAAGACCAACGCCGGCGGCCGTGAATGGGTGCAGCCCATCATGATCGCGCTGCCCGGCGGCGGCTCCATCGACTTCCCAACGGCGGTCACCAATGCCGCCAACAACACCTCGAGCTACAAGGCGTTCCTCGTCAAGCGCACGGCCCACTACCGCCTCGCGCGCGTCGACAACCAGGCCATCGAGGCAACCGCAACCGGCGACGAGGACGCCTTCGAGAGCGCGTTCGACGAGTTCGACAACGCGATCGAGGCCGAGGGCAACTACATCAACTTCCGCTTCTTCCGCACCGGAGCCGGTGAGATCGGCCAGCTCGACGGCGTATCCAACGTTGCGACGCCGAACCTCGCGTTCGCCGACATCTCGTCCGTGTGGGGCGTGCGCCAGGGCGAGATCCTGCAGGCGTCGGCCACGCTCGGAAGCGCGCTGCGTGCCGGCACGGTGACCATCGCGACGGTGACTCGCGCGACCGGCGCGTTCACGCTGACCGGAAATGGCACGGCCGGCATCGGCGCGCTTGTGAACACGGACTTCGTCTATCTGAACGGCGACGGCCAGAACGGCGGCACCGCGAAGGCGGCATCCGGGCTCGCCGACTGGGTGCCCGATACGGCGCCAAGCGCAACGCTGTTCTTCGGGGTCGACCGCACCGCGGAGACCGAGTTCCTCGGCGGGGTTCGCATCACCGGGACCGCCGGTCAGAGCATCGCCAACCTGCTCGTCGACGCGGTCGCGCTCGTCGACAACATCTCTGGTGACCCCGACGTCATCTGGATGAACCCGGTGCAGTTCGGAACGCTCACCAAGCAGATGGAAGGCAAGTGGATCACGACTTCGCCCGTCTCGTACGACGGAACGAAGATGACCACGATTGGCTACAAGGGGTTCAGCGTCAACCTCAATGGCCATGACCTGACCATCTATACCGATCGGTGCTGCCCGCTGAAGCGCATCTACGTCCTGACCTGGTCGAGCTGGTGCATGTTCTCCGCGGGCCCCGCGCCGAACTTCCTCCAGAAGCGGGCCGGGTCGATCATCAAGGTGTCCGAGGCCGCGGACGCCTATGAGGCGCGCGTCGGGGAGTACTTCAACTTCTCGTGCAAGGCACCCGGATACAACTGCGTGATCATCCTGCCGTGAGGTGAGCCATGAACCAGAGTGAAAATCCAGCCTATGCCATGCCCCCGGAGATGGTCATATTCTTCGCGAAGATCCAGGGCGCCGGAGCGGCCGCGCCGGTACGAGCTCCTACGACGTTCTCGGCGACGTCGTACAAGGGGTTCATGCACGCGAGCAACAACTTCGTCAGCCTCGTCGCGACCGACATCACGCGGTCAGGCGCCGGCGTGTATACGGCGAAGTTGCGCGACACGTTTCCGGTGATACTTTCCATCGAGCCCGAGATCATCGGCACCGACTTCAAGCAGTGCCAGGTCCAGGACTACAACCCGTCGACCCAGGTGCTGAGCTTCACCGTCACGAATACCGCCGGCGCACCCACCGACCTCGCGGCGACCGACTTCGTGACGTTCACGTTCTTCGCTCAGAAGGTCAAGCCCACCTACTAGGTACGCCGAGGAACTCATGAGTGAACCACGAATCGGAGATACAGTAATCGCCATGGCGTTCCAGGCCGACGATGGACCGCTCGGTGGCCGCGTGGGTCCCGCTGTGGTTGTGGCGGTCCACGACAACAACGTACTGGATGTGCTCATCGGAGTGATCGGGCCAAACAATGCGAACAGCATAGGGTGGGCTGGCCGGCTCGGTCTCATAGAAGTCGCGACGGTCGGAGAACTCCGGGCGACGCAATTCGATGCGAATGGAGACATCGCGGTGGCCGGCACATGGTGCCGACGTGAGGTCTGCGGGTAGCCATGGCATACACCCGGACCTTTGCTCAGCTCTCGCTCGCCGTGCAGCAACTCGGCGGGTGGGAGGGCTCGTCGGACATCACGCCCGACAAGCTCCTGCAGTACATCAACTACGGGCTGATCGAGGGCTACCGGGCGATGGTCAACGCCTACAAGGACTACTTCACCTTGCAGCGCGACTTCGCGATCGTCTCCGGCGTCGACACCTACGCGCTGGCGACGATCGCGCCCAACTTCTACGAGCTCCGTCACCTCGACGTGAGCTCGGACGGCGTGCGGTTCCGCCGCTGCCCGCCGCACGATATCGCGGCGGCGCACCGGTGGAGCGCCGTGCCATCCACGACGATCGCTCGCGTGAGGTACCGGCTACAGGCGGGAAACCTGATCTTCGCTCCGGTGCCTCCGGCGGGGACCGGGCGAATCTGGTGGATCCCCACGGCCCCGCAGTTCTCGAGCACGGCCGACGCGACGGCGATCACGTTCGACGTTCCGAGCGAGGAGCTGCTCGTGGTGGCCTACGCCTACCGCGAGACCCTGTTCCGCTCCGAGCTCGACCCAACGCCGGGTGACAAAAAGATCGCAGAGGACATGGCCGGGCTCCGCACCGACGCGGGAAACCGCGATCAGGGCGAGCCGTTCTACCTCGATCCGGCGGGCCCACGCCACGAGCGCATCGGCCCCGGCTGGGAAGACGACCTGTTCTGATGCCGGCGCTGCCGCCGACGCGCCCGCCGCCGGGCGCCGCGATGCTTCTACCGCGCGTGAGCAACGACGACGACACCCAGCGCGCGCTCCAGCACATCGGGCCAGCGATGCAGCAGGCTCTTGCGGTCGGGGTGGCGGCGCAGGCGTCCGCGGATACTGCAATCGCGACAGCGCAGGCCGCAACGGCTGCCGGTCGACTGCTTGCCGCGCCCATGGTGCTGTCCGGATCGGGAAGCGATTCACTGCCCGCGGGCACGAGCGTCGTGCATCTCATCGGTATCGGCGGTGGCGGTGGGGGTGGGGGCGCGGTGGCCGGCGGCGCCGCGGCCGGCGGCTCGAGCGGCGCGCGGATGGAGCAGTGGATCGGCACGCCGGGCGTTCCGCTGGGTGACCTGACGATCGGATGGGCATCGGGTGCCGGTGGCGCCGGTGGCAACGGAGCCGGTTCGGCGGGCTCGCTCGGCGTAACCAGCACAATCACGATCAACGGAACGACCTACATTTTCATCGGTGGCGGCGTGGGCGGCGGCGTGGCGGCGGCCCCGACGATCAACAGCGCGATCTCCAGCCCTCCGGCAGGCGGCACTGGGCCGGGGGGAATCGTCACATACGGGCTCGGCGGCCCAGGATTCGGCGATCCTGGTGTCGCTGGATGGTCTGGATCCGGCGGCGGTACCGACCTCGGTCCTGGTGGTGCAGGGGTTGCGAGCGGGGCCGGCAATGCCGCCCCGAGCAGTGGCTTTGGTGGCGGGGGCGGCGGCGGGGTCGGCGGAGCAGGTGGGAGCGGCGCCGCGGGCGGATTCATCCTCGAACCCTACAGCTGAGGAGCGAGCATGCAGGTCATCATCCAGGTCGTGCAGATCGGCGGCAGCTTCGGCTCCGAGCCGGGGAAGTGCCAGGTCCAGATCCGGTGGTTCATGGACGGCCGGCAGCTGTTCGGGTCCGGAACGGCGCAGATCACCATGGGACTCGACCTCGCCGGCACCACCGCCGCGATCATCGACGCTGCGCGCGCTCTCTCCCTCGATCTCAACGACCCCATCCCGCCCGATGCCGTGATCACGGTGTGGGGCGGCCCGACGTCCTGAGGAGCATCACGATGCCGCAGCCACCTACTCCGAACATGGGCCTCGTGCGGCCCACCGATCACGGCGACGGCGACGTCTGGGACGTGCTGCTCGACGCGATGTTCCTGGCGATCGACGCGCACAACCACGCGCCGGGGGCCGGCGCCAAGCTTCAGCTCTCGACGATCAACCCCGACGCCGACTTCCCGATGTTCGATGTGGCCGGGAACAAGCGGGCCTTCACCGGGCTCAAGGCGGTGGCGTTCGCGCAGGTGCCCCCGGCCATCAACACGTCGATCTTCGTAGCCGACGGGTCCGCGGGAACGGTGGCCGGCGAGCTCTACTGGCGCACATCGGTCGGCGGCAATGTCCAGGTGACGCAGGGCGCCGCGCTGAACATCAACGCATTCACCGGCGGGATCGGCGGCGACTACAATGGCGTGGGCGCGCTCGAATCGTACGTGGACGCGCTTGACGCCTACTTGTTCCAGCAGCAGACCGGCGCCGGGGTCCGGCAGTTCGCCAAGCAGCGCACCTCGGACATCGCGTTTTTCGAGTTCCTCGCGGTCGGCGTGTCGCCGGCCCCGACGAACTCGGTGACGATCAAGGCGCCGGCGGGGCTCGCCAACACGTTTCAGTTGACGCTGCCGGGGGCGCTACCCAGCGGACCAATTCCGCTTCAGGTTGATGCGACAGGAGTCATCGGCTTCATAGGGCAGGAGCCGCATGCGGCCGGTGAGGCCGTGTTTGTCGCGGGCATTGGATATACCTTCACGAAGGCCAACGGCGTCACCGGCGAGTTCATCGACCTGGGTGTTGGGACGCAAGAGATCCTATGCCCGGTCAATCTTACGGCTGGTCGTGTTGCGACATCTTGGTCGGTGTTCTTCAACAAGGCGACCAGCGGAGCAACCACGCTGACTGCGAAGCT